AAAGGCTCGGCCGCACCGAAGCCATGACCGGCGCTCTAAACCCGTGGGCCGCCTTTCCGGTCTACTTGGCGATCATCTCGCTGATCCTCTATCTGCTGTCGACGCGCCGCGAGAGCGACCCGCCGATGCCGACGCTGATGTGGGTGGTGGGACTAGGTGCCCTCGCGGTGCTGGCGATGGGCTTCGCCATTCGCTTACTCGGCGGAACGCTGCTAGGCTAGCGACGTTTGTTGAGGACGCCAGAACCAAGGAGGTTCATCATGGCCAAGAACAAGCAGTCTATCAGGAAGCCTGCCGCTGCCAAGCAGTCGCCCATCTCCGAGCAGGAACAGACGCAGGAGCAGCAGGCCGAGAAGGGCTACGCCGGCTCCAGCGACTACGCGACTGGGCAGGTCCAGTCGTCCGCTCCCGACCAGGCGAGCAACGAGCGCCTCCGTGAGGACCGTGTTCGCCAGCGCAACAGCGATGTCGTGACGGGCGAGGACGACGAGTAAGCGAAAGGCCCCGGTCACTGACCGGGGCCTCTTCACAAGGGAGCTTTCGGTAGACCACCAGGATCGCCCGTCACTAAGCACCACCTCCTTCCTATCTGGCCCACCCCCACCGCTGCAGCACGTTGTAGATCGGGCGGCAGAAGGCCATCAGGGCGCAGGAGAGGAACACCAGCGGCGTTGCCCACGAGGGCGTGCTCTCCAGCAGGCAGAGCGCCAGCGCCCCGTCACTGGCGGGGCTGGCCACCGCCTGCACGTCGTGCACACGGCAGCAGGACGACCAGTCCCACCTACCGATGCCGTTGAGAAAGCCGGTGCAGCGCCCGTCGCTGCCGGTCAGGGCGAACAGCGGCACCGCCTCGGCGGTCGGCCAGAACAGCAGGAGGGCGCCGCCTCCGAAGAAGATGACGACAGCCGCCCACCAGATCGGGTTGCGGTAGAACTTCATTTGTGCCCTTCCGCACCGAGCAGCGCGTAGCCGCCGATGTCGTCCCAATGATCCTGGTGATAGGGGTTGCCGGTGACGATGCGACTGACCTTGGTGAGGATCATGTCGACCGCTTCCTGCTGGCTGGCGCTCATGTTGCCCCAGCCGGAGCCCTCGTGCGCCGCCTGCTTCAGGTTGTTGGCGGTGAGCGACTGGGCCATCCAGTCGCCGTGCTGCTCCTTGCGCACCGAGGTGAGAACCTTGGCGTCCTTCCAGCTGGCGGGCTCTAAGGCGATCGGCTGCTCGGCCGCAGCCGCTACGGCCTCGGCCTGCACGGTCGCCAGCGCCTCGCTCAGCACTTCGTTCTCGTCGTTCTCTGCCACGGCTTCCTCCCTTTCGCGGAGCTTTTCAATCAAGGCTGCGGATCGTGAACTCATTCAAACCTCCTTGAGTAGTCGTTGGAACGCCGCCTGGGCGGACATCTTGTTGCGCACGCGCTCGTACTTCAGCTCGTCGACCGTATCGCGCATGAGGATCGGTCGGGAGAAAACAGGCTGGTGCTGCCCGGGGCGGTGTAGCCGCTTGAGCAGCTGGTCGTAAAGCTCGGCCGACCATGTCATGCCGTACCAGAACAACTGGGCGCCGCCGTGCTGCAGGTTGAGGCCGTGGCCGGCGCTGGCGGGGTGCACGAACATCACCGGCAGCTTGCCGGCGTTCCAGTCGCTCTCGTTCTGCACCGCCTGCTTGTCCGTCGTGCCCTTGCCGAGCCACGGCGCGGCAGGGAACTGCTGCTTTAGCTGGTCCAGGTCTTCCTGAAACTCGTAGGCTATCAGGGCGGGTTCGCCGTCCAGCGTCTCGAGCAGCTCGAGCAGGCGCTCCATCTTAACATCGTGGAAGCGCTCCACCTCCCGCTTGCCCTCGATGAGCGCGTAGCCGGAGGTGTTGAAGTTCGCACCGCGGGGGCGGGTCTCGGGGGTGAACTCGTAGACGTCGCCGGCGTAGAGGAACCCCTGCACCAGTTGGCTCAGCTTGCCCGAAGCAACGGCCATGTTCGCCGCCGCTACCGTGCCGCCCTTCTTCTGCAGCTCGGCGACCAGGTGCTTCTTCATGGTGTCGTAGGTGGCGCGCACGTCGCGCGGCATGTCGACCCACTCGATGAAGTCGGGGCCGTCGTTCAGCTCCGGCACGTCGGGCATCTCGCTGAGAGGGATGGTGATCGACACCGTGTTGATGGCCTCGATCAGACCCCGCTCCTTCTCCGGCTGCACGCGCCACGTGTAGCCCATGTAGTCGGTCGGGTAGAAGTTCGCCTCGCGCCAGCGGTCGAAGCTCTTACCCCACAGCCGGCCACGGGTGGCGAGCTTGAGCGGCATGAACTGATCCTCGTAGCCGTTCGGGCGCGGCGTGCCGGTCAGCTCCCAGATCGCCATGAACGCCTGCAGGTTGCGGTAAAGGTAGGAGAACAGCGCCTTGCCGCGCTTGCCGCGGGGGTTCTTGAACCGCGAGCTCTCGTCGATGCAGAGCACGCTGCGCGACAGGCGAGCTGGCTTCTGGGTGAGCGCCCAGTCGATGAACCACTGGGTGTTGTCGATGCCGATGGCGTAGATGTCGGCTGGCGTGCGGAGAGCTTGCGCGCGCTGCGCCGCCGTGCCGCCGACGAACACCACCTTGAGCTTGGCGAGGTGCTCCCACAGGCGCGGCTCGGCCGGCCACACCAGCTGGCTGACGCGCTTCGGCGCGAGGACGAACATGTCCTGCGCGAAGCCGTCGGCTTTCAGCTCGGCGAAGGCGGTGAGGGCGCTGGCGGTCTTGCCAGCACCCATGCCGAGCACCGCCTGTGTGGCGGGCTCCTCGTATAGGCGGGTGATGGTGCGCTGCTGGGCGGCGCGAAGGTCAGCCTTAGCGCGCATCAGCGGCCCTTGACATGGCGCAGCCACATGGCGGCGGCCTCAGCCTTCCACTCGGCGTCCCAGACTGTGTGCTTGTGGCTGCCCTTGATGAAGGGGTTCGCCTTTTCAGACCAGCCTTCACGGCAGGCCCTACGCCCTTGCTTCGGCGCGTCGCTCTTGCTTGATGCACTCATCGACCTCTCCTCGGTCTTTGCAAATCCACACACGCCAACCGATCGCCCGTAACTCTGAGTGCCTGACCTTCTGCAGTCTCGCCACAACCCCGCCCTTGGGCTTCTTGAGTTCGACGAGGAAGGCATCGACACCCGGGAGCTTGACGATCCGATCCGGGTAGCCCCGAACACCGGGGACGACGAACTTATAGGTCATTCCGCCCAGTACTGCAACAGTGTCGATTAGGTATTGCTCGACGACATCTTCTAGCATAAGGTGCCTGCAAATCAGTGCCTAGAGGAGACAGGCTCGTGAGCATCTACAAGGGTGAAACCGTCGTCAAGATAGCAGACGACGTATACAAAACGCGCAGCTGGGCGCTGGGCGTGATGAAGACTTCGACCGCTACGGCGTGGCTGCGCCGCACGTTCAACCACGCACTTGCGGAGGTGGCGGGGCCGGATGAGATAGTTAGCGCGACGCTCAACTTGCAGCTTACCGCCAGCCCCTTCAGCATCATCTCCGGTAGCATATCGGGGGTGAACGGCCACCAGATGGTTGAGCGCGGAATTATGGAAAGGAGCCGGGCATGACCACGAAGATGAAGCAGCGGTCGTTCTATATGGACGACGAGACCTACGCGCTGATCGAGGCGCACGCCAACAAGCTCGGCACCAGCAACGGCACAGCCTTGCGGATGCTCGTGCGGCACGAGCTGCTCGACGCGCCGGCCGAACCGGTGAGCCAGCGGCCCTTCAGCCCGGAAGGGCAGCGCGCCTTCACCAAGGAAGTGCTGGAGCAGATGGAGCAGCCGGGTCGCGAGGGCGACGGCGCCCACGCCATCATCCTGCCGCCCGACAAGCAGGAGACCTTCAAGGTGCCCGAGCGCTTCAAGGAGAAGGGTCCGCGCGCACCGAAGGCCGTCCATAGCGACGACGATTTCTGATGCACCCGAACTACCTACGGCACCCGTTGCTCAGGCAAGCCAACGCGCTACGCGCTCAGCTGCCGAGCTACCTGCACTACAGCCTCGACATCGAGGAAGGATCAGGGCTGGAGCCGGAGGAAGTGCCTGACGCCTACGGCATAAGCGACCGCCAATACGAGGAGAGCCGAAAGAAAATGGACACCATCACCCACGAGAAGACCCCCGACACTCACAGCGCCATCGTCGGCGGTTCCAGTGCCAGCCGTATCCTCGGCTGCCCCGGCTCCGTCGACCTGCTCGCCAAAATCCCGGCAGCCGTGCTCAACGAGAGCAGCTCCTACGCCGACGAGGGCACCGGCCTGCACGAGATCATGGCCTACCTGGTCGAGAACCCCGACGTCGGCGAGAACGACATCATCAACGACCCGAAGGTGGCCGAGCTGTGGGAGACCTACCAGCTCGACGACAAGCGCCTGTGGGACGCCGTGCTGCCGGCCTACCGCTCGTTCAACGCCTACCTCGACACGCTCTACGAGACCGATGACGACGAGGTGCGCATCCGCGTCGAGAGCAAGGTGGAGATGCCCGGCATCGAGGGCGCCTTCGGCACGTGCGACGTGCTGATCCGCGCGCCGAAGAAGACGGTGGTGTGGGACTGGAAGTTCGGGCAGGGCGTGCCTGTGCTGGCCTCGTACAAGGTCAAGCGCGAGAGCGAAGTAGGCTATGTGCCTGACGACGAGGCGGTGTTCGACGAGTTCGGCAACGACCAGCTTATGTTCTACGCCCGCGCGGCGATGCACAGCTACCCTGACTACTTCGTGGAGGACCCGAACCCGCGTCCTGTCGAGCTAGTGATATGCCAACCGCGCATCCTAGATGAGGAGCTGAGCACGTTCGAGACCGCTACCGATGACCTTGAGAGCTTCCGCCTCGACCTAATCGACGCCGTCGAGGAAGCGCAGAGCGGCAAGGGCCAGCTGAAGAAGGGCTCCTACTGCCGCTTCGCTAAGTGCAAGACCCTCTGCCCACTGTGGACCCAAGGCGCGGTCGACATGACGACGGTGGGTGAGAAGCTGGGCAAGCTGCAGATGCAGCACGCTGCGCGGACGACGGAGGACCGGCAAACCTTTGCTGTGCCTGAAGGTCACGAAGCGGTGCGTGATGTAGAGGGGCGCGCTACCGGCGAAGTCAAGGAGCAGGGCGGGCTGTCTTACGCTGAGGCGCTTGCTGCCATGCTCACCCTCAGCGAGATCGTCGAGCCCTACATCAAGGAGGCCTACGCCCAGGCGCACGCCTTCATGGAAGCCGGCGGCATCGTGCCGGGTCACAAGCTAGTACCAAAGAAGGCGGGCTGGGACAGCTGGAACGACCCCAAGGAGACCGACGACTTCCTCTCGCGCCGCAAGCTGAGCGTCGAGGAGCGGCGCAAGCCGTGGGAGCCGATCACCCCCGCCGTGGCGCGCAAGGCGCTCAAGGCGAAGGGCGACGACAAGGGCGTCAAGCTGCTTGAGAAATACGTGAAGGCTGGAGTATCCTCCGGCACCACGATCGCGCCTGCCGACGACGCTCGCGAGGCGGTGCAAGCCACCGCCACGATGGTCAAGTCGCTGGCCGACAAGATCGCCTCGCTCTGAGGCGTAGAGGAGAAGGGGTTTCCACTAGCCACGCGCGTTAAAATCGCGGCCCAAAGCGCTGCTTTAGCACGAGACGCGAGCCGACACAGAGGGCCTCCAATTCTCACCGACGTGCCTACCAAACAGCAAACATGAAACAGGAAATGTGAAAATGACTACTGAGATGACCAACGCCGCCTCCACTGCCCTCGCCGCTCTCGGCGGTATCAAGGGGGCTATCGCCAAGGTGCAGCAGACCGCACCGCGTGGCGCCGGCGGCGAGCCGTTCATGAAGATGGACAACCACGGCACCTGGATGTACGGCCAGGAGAATGTCGAAGTCGAGGACGGTTCCAAGTGGGCCTTCTCGCCGATCGACATCACTCACGGCTGGGTGTGCTGGAAGGCCAAGCCGCAGGGCAGCAAGGAAGCCTCGGAGAAGCTCGGCGAGATCGTCGTGCCGCTCAACGGCGACCTGCCTGCCGAGGCGACGCTGCCCGACTACGGCATGAACGGCAACCTGAAGAACGAGTGGAACTACTTCGTCGCCTTCCACATGAAGTGCATCAGTGGCGAAGACGAGGGCGAGCAGGCGCTCTACAACCCCTCGTCGAAGGGCGGCGTCGACGCGCTGCTCGGCCGTGACCGCCGCTCCGGCCTGCTCGGCGCCATCGGTGAGCAGCTCGACAAAGACCCGGCGCACCCGGTGCCGGTCTGCACTCTCGGCAAGTCGAGCTACGTCCACCCGACCCACAAGAACAAGGTGTTCACCCCTGTCCTTGAGATCGTGGACTGGCTGAGCCTTGAAGGCGTGACTGGTGGTGCTCCGGCCGCCGAGCCGGAGAAGAAGCCCGAGCCGGCGCAGACTACGCGCCGGCAGACCAAGCCTGCTCCGGTGCAGGAGCAGGTCGAGGACGAAGACGAGCAGGAAGAACTGACCGTCGCCCATGACCCGGCCGCTATCGCGGCTGCCGCAGCTGCTGCCAGCGGCGGTGGCGAGGGCGTCCGTCGCCGTCGTCGCGCCGCGTAAGCGGTCGGCTTTGGCTGGACCGGGCGGCAATGCTGCCCGGTCTTCCTGAGCTGATCGAGAGGAGATCGAGATGACCCCCGAGACTAAGAATGAAGTCGTTGCAACGCTGAAGCTGGCTGCCGCCAGCGTGGGTATCGCCTTTCTGCTGGGCGCGATGTGCGTGGTGCTGTTTCTGCCGATGTGGCTGTTCGTAAAGCTCACAGGAATTTCGCCGTGACCCTAAGCGACGATCTCAACGATTTCTGCTTCCTCGACACCGAGACGAAGGCCCTCCCCTTCACCGCAGGCACGCCCGACGAGAGCGTCGTCACGGCTGGCGCATATCGCTACTCCAAGTGCGCAGTCGTCAACGTCATCCAGTGGGCGATCGGCGACGACCCGGTGCAGGTGTCGGCCTTCAAGGACTTTCGCGACCCCTCCCGGCGCTTCATCTGGCAGGAGCCCTTCCTGCCGCCCAAGCTGTGGGCCTTCCACCAGCGCGTGCTGA